GTATCGTCAGTTCCTCCTCGACTTACTGAGCCACTAATATTACCGCCACCACCGCCACCACCACCAGCAACATCTCTCATATTGGGTCGTGTATAAGTAGTTTTTGGTTGACGGGCTTTTTCTCTTATAGTTGCTTTACTTTCAAAGAAATCTTTCTTTTCTTTTTTAGCTTGTTCGTATCTCTCTTCGTTAATAGATTTTCCTTTTTTAATTCTATCTTCAAAATAATCTATTTTTTTATTTAACTGGTCTTGATAATTATTAGTACCAAACATAGAAACAACATTCTGACCACGTAATACTGATTCAGGTCCATATTTCATTAAACCACTGTTTGGATCTCTACCAATCATTCCACTTATTCCAGATAAATAATCTATTTGACCTCTAAGATTAGGACTATAATTTCGTGAACCGGGTCTCATAGGATCAAAAGCTCTACCCAACATAACAGCTCCTCCTAACAAAGCTGCAGGAACCGCTATACCACTAATACCACCACTCATAACTTTATTTAAACCATATCTTCCTAAACTTTTAAGAGGATCAAAACTTATTTGTTGATTAGTAAAAGGCATTCCAAAAGTATATTTAGGGTTATTTGTTTGTTTATCTAGGCCTAAAAGTTTAGCAGCATATTCATAACCATATTTAGTTACAAGTGATGAAAATAAAGCTTCCATTATCGTCTTCCTCCAGCATGTATATCTAATCTAAAAGTTCCTAACTTCCAACTGGTATCTACTGCGGTGTTAGATATTGTAAGAGCTATAGCTCTTGCTCTTGCACGTGTATCTACTTTTGTGGTGCTAGACGTTATAGTAAAAGGTCCAAGTGATGAACTAGCTGCTGAATTATTAGGATAATTTCTTAAATCTAATTGTACAACTGTGTTTCCTTGTTGAGCAATAAAATCAGGAATAATTCTACTAACTCTCATAATGTTTTCACCATCACCTCTAAGATCACCTAAATTTGTTGCAGCTCCTCTAACAACTTTTTGTGTTATATCATAATCTCCAGAAGTAATATTAGCTGGTATTGCTGTAGTAACCGCTCCTGCTTCTAATTGATTGACTCCTGTTTCATGTTCAAAGTATGTTGTAACTCCATCTGTATTACCTTCTACATCAAAAGAATTATCATCACTCGCATTATATTTTGTTGCATGTGGTAAACCAAATACTGCAGAATCTTCCCATGTGCTTCTGATATATAAATTACTATCGTTTGAAAACCATATTGGTCGTTTAGCTGTTGAATCTAAATAACTATAAAAAACTGCTCTGTTATTTACGTTTGATGTAGATGTTGGATAAAACCAAACTACTTCTCCAAACAAGTTATTAATACCACAATAAATTAATTGATTAGAAGTTGTATTTAAATCATCGTAAACATAATCTTCTACTAAACAATCCATAGATTCTAGTTTACCTGTATATCTAAAAAAACCATTATCTGACATCCAATAAGCAGCACCATCAACTTCTACCGCAGCATTCATACCTATCAATCCACAGTTAGTCCCAACTTGTGCAAAAGCAAAAGTAAAATCTCCACCAACAAAACGCATAGTAAATAGTGCAGTATCAGTCCAAACATAAATAGCATCTCTACCAACTACACCGCCAATAATCCGTGATCCGTCGGCCAGTCTTTGTGTACCAGCTGTATTAGTTGCTGTTGGGGTATAAGTATTTATATCTTCTTGAGACGAAAATCTAATAAACATATCATCTTGTGTTGTTGTATCTCCGATTGTTCGTTCAGTACCAAAAAATATTAAGTGTCTATCTGTAGTAGAAACTAGCATATCTCTAGATGCTGTAGGTGCACCTGTAATAATAGTTGCTCTTGTAGATGTAGCATTAGCTGCGTCTCCATCCCATTCAAAAGCAGCTCCACCAACAATTAATGCAATAAGTTTAGATCCTAAATTATCAAGAGCCCATAAACCAGGATCTGTAACTTTATCTGTGTTGGCTGCAGGCGATCCCCATCCTGTCCATTGAGAAGTGTTAGTAACTGTAGCACCATTTGAATGTGATGATCTAGTAGAACCTCTTGCAGCTCTTGTAATTCCTGTTAATTTTAAACCTGTAATTCCTGTGTAAGATATTTCTTCAGCACCTATCTGCACATAGTTTGTTCCTGCAGAAGGAAAACCCGTAACACTAGCTAAAGTTATTTCTGTAGCTGATCCGTTATTACCATTAGTATCATCAGCTAATGCACCATTTAATGTTGTTGTAGCAGATCCTAATACAGATCCACCCCATAATGATATACCCCAACCAAAAGCTCCTAGTTGTTCAGCTGGTCCTACATGGTAATATTGAAAAAAAGTTATACCACCAGAAAGATTTGCACCACTTCCTGTTTCAGCACTAGGCATTGTAATTGTAATACTAGAACTTGTTGGTACACTAGTTACCATAAATTTTTTATTAGCAAAATCAGCTGCACCAAAATTAGAATTAGTTATAGCTGAGAATGTAGAAGCATCTCCAAATAATATAATATCACCCGCTTGAAAAGTTGTTGTGCCAGCAAATGTTATGGTTACTTCTGTCTGTCCATTACTAGTGCTAAAACAATTTGTAAGAGCTGTGCCTGATGGATTAACTAAAGGATGTATGTCATAGAAAACACCACCTGAATAAGCATATAAAATTCTATTAGTTCCTATAGCTGCAAATTTTGTAGAAGCTGAATTAACAAAATGATGTAAACCTCTAGCCACACCAGTTAGTTTAGACTCACCTAATTGAGACCAACCCCCTATTTTTTCAGGTGTACCATATCTAAAACGTACATTTTCACCACCCGTCCATTGAGACTCGGCTCCTGTAGATGTAACTTGTTTGTTGAATCCGGGTAAAAAACCTAGTTTTTGTAACATATAAAATCCTGTTTAGTAGGTAGTATAGCAGATTTTAAATGATTTCAATAGGTTTAAAGCAGAGGGAATCAGTGGTGGATCATCCCCCTGCAAGCTTATTTTATAGATTATTTTTTAGGTAAAGTAAAGCCTTTAAACCATGTTGGTAAACCTACAAAAGGTCTTCCATCAAATTTATTTTTTTTAGCATTTTTAGAATTAGCTTTATTATAGTGTAAAAAAACCTGTCCACAATCTTGACCATTAAACTCTTCTCGCCAATGTTCTAAATCACATCCAGAATAAATTAACATATCACCCGGATCTAAATTAACTTCTATACCAGCTTGACTTACTTTTCCTGTAGGATCTAAATATATTGGCCATGGATCACCACCTAAATTTAATGTGGTAGATATCTCACACGAGTACCTATCTTTGTGTCTAGCAAGCACATCACCTTTTTTATAAATTCTTGCATAAGAATATGTTTCAGATAATTTTAAACCAGTGTGTTTTTCCATAACTGGTTTTACTTCTTGTAATAAAGTCTCCATTACCATGTCTGCGTAATGAGAATAAGTATTAGGAACTTGTTGATCATTCCACACACCCCAATAATCTGTATAAGGAGATATATATTTTTGATCAAATAATACTCTTGCAACTTCTCTTTTATTTAAAAAATATTGATAAACAAATGCTGCTAATTCTTTACTAATAGCATTTTTTAAAACTGAGTATTTATTTTTTTTGAATGACATTATTTTCTCCTTTGTATTGTAAAACAGATTTTGGTACTGCTTGACAGTTCCAATGTATAAATCTAAATGGGTCATAGCCTAAATCAACAAGATATTGATGTGGCATATAAGATGGAAAAAACATAATTCTTCCTGGTTTAACCTTATACACTACTTGAGAACTTGCATAAGTTATTTTTGTTCTATCTTTTTCTGGTAAAAGATTCATTAAATTACCTGGCCTTGGGTCTTCAAACATAGGCATTGATGTTGCTTCACTAGCTTTTAAAAAATAAAAACCAGACATATGTCCATTCCAATGTGTGTGTAAAGTATGGTGTCCTGCACCAGCTTTAGCAAATTCTTGTACCCACATTTCTGTAATAAATACTTGATAGTTAGTTAAATCAAACCCCATTTCTCCTAATAAATTATGTGAAGTTGCACCTATGTAATCTTGTAATTCTTTAAATTTAGGGTCTCCAACTAAGGTTTGTGAATGAAACACTTGACCCATATCTTTTTTATCACCAAATTTTTTATTACGTTTGTCTCTTTCTTTTTTTAAATTTTTTTCTGCATCTTTAATATATTTGTCAGATGCTTTATTTAATTTATTAACAAAAGCAGGTTCGTCAGCATACCATATAGGACATTTAAAATATTCTTCAGTTATTAATTGTGTTGGAAAATTTTTCATTTAAAAGGGTATCCTAAATTCCATATTACTAAACTATGTCTAGACCCACTTTTTACAGGACACACTCGGTGCCAAACAAAACTTGGAAACACTACTAAAGAACCTTTAGGTAATATTTCTTTACATTTAACAGGTTTTCTAGGTTTATCAGGATCTAAATTTCTAAAATCAAATTCTAGTTCACCACCTTTGTATTCTTTAGGGTCAGACAAAGTAACTGTTACAGATAGTTTTCTAATTTTACCATGTGATGGTGTATTAGGTTGATCATAAACTTTATCCCAACTATCACAATGCCAATCATAATACTGGCCTTTTTTATATTTTGTAAACTGACAAGCCTCAGACCAATCCCAATTAAAATTCCAACCTGCACTTGCATTTGCTTCATGAACATAAGGTTGTATTTCTTTATAAACCCATCTATCGTTCATCCAAACAATATTAGAATCTCTTTTCTTTTTTAAATCTTTAACTTGTTTTTGATTTAATTTTTTATCACCAAATCCGCCAGTAACAGCCATTTGATCTTGAATAGATTTTCCATATTTAACTATGTCATCACATATTCTATGTGGAATAGCTGATTGAAAATACCAATAATAATTACTTAAGTTCATATGTCTTTATAAACTTAATATAGCACTTACTATGTTATTGTCAATGTTCCTGAAACTGTGAATGTAGCAATCTTGTCACCACCTGGGTGAGCTGCTGTAGCATTTGTACCTGGAGTTACTGCTAATGTAAAAGCAGATGGAGTTCTAACAATAACAACTCCTGATCCACCAGCACCAGAAAGATTAGAAGGTCCCGGACCACATGATGATCCACCTCCACCACCACCGGTATTAGTTGTACCAGCAACCGCTGCTGGTAATTCACCACCAGGACCACCACCAGCTCCACCACCACCAGATCCACCAGCACCATGAGGTGCACTAGTAGGGGAAAAACTAGCTCCTGTAACACTTCCGCCACCACCACCAGCAAATGCTGTAATTGAAAAAGGTGTTCCGCATGCATTAATTGTATTAGGCGCTCCAGCTCCACCATCACCACCGGCTCCACTACCGCCGTTTTGACCTGTAGCAGTTGCACCACCACCGCCACCACCACCGTAAGAATTAGGTCCACCACCTTGAAAACCGTTACCACCATTATTTCCTTGAGGAGGACTTACTGGAGGAGTATTTCCTGAGCCTCTACCACCTGCTCTTCCAGGATTACCATCATAATTTCCACCACCTCCACCACCAGAGCCACCACTTATTGCTGCCATTATAGGTGCAGGAATTGAACTTGGACATTGATTATGATAATAACCAGATCCACCACCAGCTGATGTAATTTTATCTGATCCTTCTGTAGAACCACAAACGTTTAAAATTGAATCACTACCTTTTCCTCCACAAACAGGAGTTGGACTTCCTGTTCCACCTGCTCCAACAGTAATTGTCATTGGATTATTAGTTAGTAATGATAACGCTGATGCTCTTAATGGACTTGGACCATAACCAGAAGCTCTATAACCTCCAGCACCTCCACCACCACCAGCATAACCTGTTTGTCGTCCAGCTCCACCACCACCAACAACTAAAAAGTTAACACCGGGCACCGGTGCCAAAGTAGTACCATCTGGCCATGTTCCACAAATTCTTGCTGAATATACACTTTGCATTGACCACACACCACCAGCTTTATTTAATTCTTTTACGATAACTATTCCTGAACCACCATTACCACCAGCACTTCCATTACAACCAGGATTATATCTGTGTCCACCACCACCGCCTCCAGTGTTTGTACATCCAGCTGATCCATTTCCGCCACTACCAGGGCCACCATTTCCGCCGCCACCAGCTCCACCACAAGCATTACCAGCTCCACCACCACCAGCATATGTTGTACAATTAATTGTAGAAGCTTGTCCAGCACCACCAGCTCCTTCAGGTCCATCTACACCTTTAGCAGAAGCTCCACCTCCACCACCACCGTTTGGTCTATCTCCACCCGGAAAACCTTGAGGGGGACTTACAGGAGGAGTATTACCACTTCCTGTACTAGAACATGAGCCATAAGCTCCACCACCACCTGATCCTCCTGGATTTCCACTTTGTACAGGAGCAGGATAAGCTGTGTTTGACATTGCACCTTTACCACCTCCTGTAGATGTAAAACATCCAAAACTAGAATTTGATCCATTGGTAGAATCACCAGGATTTGAATTTGGTCCTCCAGAACCTCCACCGCCTACAACTGTAGCATAAGGTGTATTACCACATACATTTAATTCTAAACATCTAAAACCACCAGCTCCACCACCACCGCCTCTACTTACACATGCACCAGGATAGCCACCACCACCGCCACCACCACCTGCTACGATTAAAGCTTGAACAACTCTAGTTCCAGGTTGTGTTGTTATAGTAGAACTTCCGGATGTTTTAGATGTAGTTAAACCCTTCCCAAAAGAAGATTTATTTACTTTACCAATTATTCCGCCATTTGTTCCGGCCATTTAAGTCTCCTATTCGGACACCCAAGCTGTGCCATTCCAATTATATTTGGTAGGTGGTTCCGATGTATCGTTTGATTTAATTGCTTCCCAACCTTGTGTGTTGTCAGCGTTGTATTTTGTTTCGTTCCAAAAAATTAAGTAATGCCATACTCTATTTTCTCTATCCTCACCATCATCTATAATTGTTGGATAAGTTATAGGTGCTTGCCAATCATCACTTGCATCTAATGACCATGAAGCGTGAGGTTGTGAAGTTAAAAATTTATCTTTTACAGGATCATATATCATTCCTATGCCTGCATATTGTTTTCTAAAATTATGATTATAAGAAGTTTGTTTCCAAATTCCACCTTTAAAAAAGTTAATACACCATGTTTCTCCATCAACGTGCATATCTGAAGGAACACAGTCATTTCCAACAACTACAACTCTTTTAACAATTTGTTGCTCATCTGATGTAAAACCTGTTGGATCAACTTTTGTTTCTAATTCTGCGAAATGTGCCATATTTATACTCCTCTAATATTTTATATTTTACTTTAAACTTATTGTCAATATTCTTTAATTAGTCCAAGTACCAGCTTTTACGTTTTCATAAACTGATTCCATACTCCAAACACCTGGTGCTTGTGCTGGCGTTCCAAGTTCTTTTACAATAACTATACCTGGGCCACCATTACCACCACTTCCTGGTCCACTATTACCACCACCGCCACCACCAGTATTTGTTCCTCCTGCTGTTCCAGACCCACCTGTATTTCCAGCTCCACCACCACCTGATCCACCAGTTCCATCAGTTCCAGCTTGAGGTACATATGTTGATCCACCCCCACCGCCAGCAAAAGCTGTGATAGGTTGACCTGGATAACATCCTGCTAAACAAACTCCTGCTCCACCAGGACCAGCTACACTAGGACCCGGTACGGCTCCTGCAATACCAGCACCACCAGCTCCACCGCCACCGCCGCCAGCGTAACCTGGTGAAGCCCCAGAACCAGCTCCTCCAGCATTTCCTTGATTACCTGGTTGTGCGGGAGTATTTGCTGCTCCACCACATCCAGGAGACGGATTAGATCCTCCACCACCAGAACCTCCATCACCACCAGGACCAGATCCAGCTCCAGCTCCAAAGCCACCACCAGCAGCTGTATAAGTTGTACATGCTATAACAAATGTAGAAACACTACCTGTATTTCCATTAGCAGCAGCTGTACCAGATCCACCTGCACCTATAGTTATAGGAAAAGGACTAGATACACTTATGCATGATAAATTTCTTAAACCACCAGCTCCGCCACCACCAGAACCAGATCCACCAGGAATTGTTCCTCCACCAGATCCTCCTCCAGCAACTATTAAAATATTAGCTTTTGTAGTTGTTCCTTGTACAGTGTGAGTTCCAGTTGCAGTAACTGATGTAATTGTGTCTGCTATTGCTGGTGTAACTGTTTGAGTAGGTCCTATTATTCCGCCATTTGACATAGTCGGTTACCTCCCTACGCGTCGTCTAATATTTCGTATGAAATAAATAAATCTAAGTCACCTGTAGCACTAGCCCCACCTTTAAGAATATCACCTTCCATTAAATAAATTGGTGTATCGGAAATGACTAACGTTGCGTCAGCCGGGACTGAAACTGTTTTTGCTAAATAAACTGTAGCGTCGGCACCTGTTGGTGTAATACCTGTTGCTCCAGCAGTTGTTAAACCATCTATGAATAAATCTACATTTGCTGCAGATGAACCATCAACATTTGCAACTGTAATTCTATTAATTTTTAATAATTTTTCTGCATCAACTGTTAATAGAGTTGCAGTCGTTGTATTAGATAAATTGAAACCAAGGTTTCCACCTAAAATTGATGTTACGTTTACTATATTTGGGTTTGCCATTTTTTAATCTCCTTCTTCCTTTTAACCGAATACGATTGCCATTGCAATAGCTTTTCCTACAGAAACTGCAGGGGCTTGCATAGTTGGGGCTGCTGCTGAGCCATTTGATGTTAATACAAAACCGCTAGTTCCTTCAGCAACTGCGCCAAAAGCACCAGAATTATTAACTTGAACTTGTCCAGTAGTTCCTGCTGGTGAAGTAGTACCAATTGATAGGTCTTTAATATCTGGATTACTACCATCATTTGCCGTAGCAAAAACTAATTTATCACCTTTATCTGTAGTAGCAAATGTAACAGAAGATCCACTGCCAGTAGCATATTTAAATTCAACTGTATTTGCTCCAGAAGTTGAGTTTCTTAACATATAAAAAGTTTCTACATCATTTGGAATTGTAACAGTTTGGTTTCCTGTAATTGTACCTGTAAACTCGATCATTCTAAATTGACCTGTTCCAGTTGTGTTACCATCTGTAATTGTTAAAGCTGTAGTTTGTATTCCACCTGCAATTGATTTTGCAGAATACCCACCAGTAAGTTGTTCAAAAAGTTGTAAATTTGTATTAGTTTTTGTTCCCCATGTACCG